GCGGCACCAAACGCCATAGAGTTAATCGTTTTGCTGAATTTAAACGTATTCGTCGCAACGCCAAACGCGCCCGCGTCGTTGATTTGGACGTCGGTATTGACGCCCCCGGGTGTTCCCCCGCCCCCGCCGCCGCCGCCCACAACGTCGACGCCAGATACCTTTAAGTTTCCCGTCGGAAAATCCGCGTAATCGGTTGTTGCGCCGCTTCCCTCGTCGACTTGAATTGGCTTCCTCATATCATCACCTCTTATAGTCCGAATCGTTGGTTGTAATAATCGAGAACGGTCGTTTGCTCGCCCGCCGATAACTCGGCATCGAAAAAGCTTATTGCCGCTAAACGCAGGTTGCCCTCGTTGTCGATTTGCTCGCTCACGTCAAATTCCGCGCCGAGAACCGTTCGCGCGTCGGCGTATTTCAATAAACGAGTCGTATCCATCGCCGCCGCCGTGATCAACGAAACGCCGTCGGCCGTGAGCGAAATCGTCGTTCCGTCGTGGGTAAAAATGTATGTCGCAAAACCGCTTGGATACGGTGACGCACTGACAACCGTAACGGGCGACGAAAAATCACCGTCTTTCTCGACTTCGATGTCGAGCGCCGTCGCGCGGATATAGAAATAAGTGTCGCCCAGTGATGCCGACCCGAGCCATCCGAAAATTGCACCAGCCCCGATAATCTCGGCAACGAACGCTATCGAAAACGGCTTGTCGTCACCTTCCAAAATCCCGCCGCCGATCGGGGTGTCGACGAGAACATCGACGAGCTCGTGCCAATCGGTTTCGAGCCATGGCGTCGCGCCCGTAAGATTGAGGGACGCGCGCCCGTTCGGGGCATCGGGCGAGCTCTCGGGGGGCGTTGCAAAATTCCCGAGATTTACGGTCGGTCGATTCGCCCCCGTTGTTTGATCGGCGCGCGGATCACCGCTCGCGCTAAACGATGCGTCGAGACTCGTAACGGCATCGCCGTCGACCGCGTCGACCGATCGCGCCGTATCCGACCATAGCTCGCCCGCAGTTTCCGCGTCTTGAAAATCATACTCAACTTGCAGGCTAGGGATCGACGTTAGGGGCGGCGCTATTATGACGGGAGCCAACTCAATAGCGGCTTGAAAATCCGTCCCGTTATGATGTAGATCGAGCGCCCCGTATTGCGAGACGATGTCTTGCGTTCCCGCCTGCCCATTGATGCTGGCCGTTTGAGTATCGACGGTCAATGTGTTTGTCCCGACGTTGACTACAATAGGGTTCCAGCGTTCCGGCGCGTCGTCGGGACCGGGGTCGTCGAGCGTCACGGTAAAGCCGCCGCCCGACGTGTCACACACGACGAGTTGAATGCCGTTTACGGCCGTGACGCCGCCCGCAGCCGCTAGGTCGACGCGTTCAAGATATCCCGAAACGGTGACAAATGAGGCGAACAATTCCGACTCGGTCATTTTATGAACATGAGACATTTTTAGGGAACCACAAAAGTCGGCGCGAGCCAATTATCGTTAGCCGGATCGTTAAACATTCGAAGTGATCCGAATTGAGTAGTTATCGTTTGCGTTCCGGCGAGGTCGTTGATTGTGTCGGGGTCGGTTGCATCGGGGGCGACGCTGACAACCCCCGTTCCGATATTGATGATCAACGGCGAGAATTTGGCGTCGCTCGTGTCGCTTTTCGGTAGCGTGATCAACACGGGCCCGCCGCTCGTGTCAACGAGTAAAACTTTTAACCCCTTGATGGATACTAAAAGCGTATCGATTGCGATCGTCACCGGCACCAGGTAATCGATCAACGCGACGAACGTAGCGACCGCGACCGTGCTCGTGATATAGCTCGTAGCCGGCGCCGGCACGCCGACTGCGCCGTCGTCAATTTGGGCAAACAGAATAACGCCGATCTGCGCCAGTGTTTGCGGCGAGTCGCCGACGGTCAACGTCGTAAATTCGAGAAATACCTCGATCGATTCGTTTGTGCCGAGCGCCGACTCGAATGCCGCGGCGTCCAGATTCAACAACCACGAAACGCGCCCCGTCGCTAAATCCTCGAACGTCGGGAGGTCGGCGTTATTGAACACGTCCTCAAACGCGAGAACGGTCGTATCCGTTTGACGGTTGCGGCCGATTGATGCGCGTAACGCCAGAGCCCCCGAGAGGTCGGTGTCCTGCTGGCTGAGACCATCGAGAGTGACCTCGGTAAAATGCGCCGCGATCAAAACCTCGTCGCCCGCGACCATTGAAATCTCGCGGTATGTTTGACCGGCGAAATCTGTAATCTCGTTTCGAGTCGTGTCGACCTCTAGTTGTAGTATTTTTGCCATTACTATGCCCTTAAAGTTTGCGGAGAAAATCCCATTTAACGACCGAAAAACTGTGATCGTCGGGGATACCAAAACCGTTGACGCTCGAAAAGTGGATCTCGTACCCGCGCGCCGTACTGCCCGCCGCCCACGGCGTTGTCGGTTTTACCGGTTCCGTCGCGTGCGATCCGGTCGCCGTTGCAAGTTGCGTATCTTCGTCGAGCGTTGCTTTTACTGCGTCGACACCGATCCGCGAAAACGGGCCCGCCGCCGCGGGAACCCCCGCGTGGCCGTTGTTGTCGTATTCGAACACGGTCCCCCCGGCCATATTCGGTTCGGTCGGCACGCGCGAATCGATGTAGAAATCGACGAGCCCCGAGATGTACGAAAATTCCGCATTCGTATCGGTGTTTGCGAAAGCGACATACGTGTTTAATTGCGTGCTATAGGTCGCCGCGCCCGTGACCCTATAGGATGCGCTCGGGCGGGTGTTCGGGTCGCCCCCGGGTAACGTCACTGGCGACGCTGCCGCCCAGTCGATCGAAGTTTGCGCAATCGCCGCCGCCTCGCTCGCCTCGGGCCCCGTTACCGATCTATTGCGGGTGAATTCGGTCGGCAAGGCAACGTCGCGCGGCCAACCAACCGTAAATGGCGTATAGAGTAGCCGATTCAATATCTCGTATTGTTGTTTGAGCCAAACCCGCAACCCTGGCCAATCGGTATCGATCAAGCCTAGGTTTTCGCCCCACGCATAAAGCTCGCCCCCCCCCGCTGGCAATCGTTGAAACTTCCAGCGAGTCGCGTCGCCGATATCCGTCAAAATTCCCGACTCACTCCAGAACGGCGGGAATCCCGTAGTTCCATCCCAGTTGCCGCCGTTATCGGTGTGATCAAGAAAAGCCGTCGTCGCGCCGTTCCGATCCATCAATAAATCCATAAAACGTTGTATTAAATCGCATCGGCGATTCGTGAACGTCGTCTCGCTCGGAACGCCGTCGAGATCATCGCGTAAATTGTATGTCCGTGACTCGTTTGCCCCATAGAGCTCGGCGAGCGGATAAAAGTCGTCGGTCGGCGTCGCCCCGCTGTCGAGCGGCCAGTCGTAATCAGGAACGATTCCATAGGTCGCGAAAACGCGCTCTTGAACACCCTCGAAAAGGTCGTCTATATATTCGCGCACGTCGGCGCGTAACTCGCCGAGCCCCGCGCCCATTTGTGACCAATCTTTTACCCATGCCATTATGCGAACCTCCCCCATACGGGAACATCACCAAACCAATATTGCGCCCAGTCGACTATCTCGCTGCCATCGTGAATCGCCCGGCCGAGAATCACGAACAACGTCCCGTGGATTTGCACAGGGCGTGCGACCGAATGCTCGAGCAGCGCAGTAATCACCGCGCCGGCTTTTGTGATCCGATAATATACGAACGACGTCGCGGCGATCACGGTTGTATCTTCCGGTTCAAATTTGGTGAGCTCGTCGAGCCCGATAGTTATCGTGTCGAAAAAAGTATACTCGTCGCCGAACGCCGCCGGCCCGCCGCCAGTGCCGAGATCGCGATCGGCGCCAATCGTAATTTTGTCGAGATCCTCGTGGATCGATCCGAGAAACGGCGTCGACAGAGCTGCGACCGGTTCCTCGATTGTTTGCGCGCGTTTCGCCCTCGGCGTTTTCGGCGTGAACGTTATTCCCCGCGACCCGTAGGTGATCTCTAGCAAACTGCTATCGGTCGACGTGATGTTGCCGAGCAGCCGCCAAATTTGATCCATGTCGGCGGGGTTCATAAATTGCGCACCGCGCGCCCGATTGATTTGCCCCGTTCGTGTCATTGCCGCGTCGCCCATTATGTCGCCTCGGCGGTTTGTTCGCTGTCTTGCCACGCTTCCGTTTGACACAACGAAACCCGCACCGAACTCGACGCGTTGCCGTTGTCGGTGACGTTGATTCGGTCGACCTCGTAAATGCCACTGTAGACGACGGGAACCATTCCGTTCCCCTCGGCGTTCGGCGTGTAGAATGCGGGGTTTCTGATCGTGTCCGAATCGATGAAATCGTCGAACGCCGCCGAGACCGTCGAACGGCTCGAGCCCTCAACATGTCCGACGAGCGTTTTCACCCGTCGCCACTGCGGCCCGTTGAAAATTGCTTGCATTCGCAACTCGGGTCCAGCGAACGAAACGGTTCCCGTTCGTTCTACAACGAGCCGAACCGACCGCACGTCTAATTCAGTGATCGGAATCTCGACGTCGAGACCCTGAGATCCCTTTGTCGTCTGCTTTAATGTGAACGTCTTTCCCGTCGCAATATCGCCGCTCTCCTCCAGTTGGCGTTCGACCTTGATCGTGATCACCTCGTCGTCGTCGATTTCCTTGATCAACGTCGCCCCCTTTCCGCTCCGCACGAGATCCCGCAACGTGACCCGCAAAAGCAAAAACCGAGAGTCGTTTGCGAGCGGCCCGACGAAAATCGAATCGCTCGTCGATGTCCCCGTAACGGGCAACAATAAATTGATCGGATCGCCCCGATCCTCTTTGAGTGTTCGCCGCTCAAACGCGATATCGAAATTATCGCGGATAACATCTTTCGGCATCACGGAACCGCCCGAGCCGACGCCGCCGAGCGTCCCGATCGCAATGGTCGTTAATCCGAGTTTTCCGTTTCCGCGTGGCATATTAAGAAACTCCCGTTGAAATTGTGCCAGCGACGACGCCCGTGTTCTCGGCGTTCACCTTCATGAATGCGGCGATTTGCCCGAGTATATCGAGCCCCTGGCCCGAGTTGATAACCTGATCGACCGCCGTTTGTGCCGGCGCCAACTGTCGCGCCCGCCTGGCATTCAATCGAATTTGATTCGCGGCCCGTGAATTTAGGGCATCGGCGCCGCTTGCGCTTTCGATAAATTGCTCGCGGTTTTTTCTGCCAAGTTTGATGTTGGCTAGTTTCGCTATTTTGTCAGTAAGCCGATCGACCGGCTGTATTATAAACTCGTTTAACGCGTTGCCTATTTTCATAAATAAGCCGACGAAAGCTAACGCTGCTTTCGAGATGCCGCCGACGAGTTGCAAGATCGAGCGGAAATCGTCCGCCATCGCCGAGAGGTCGCCGTTTTCTTTCATTTTGATGATCTTGTTTGTAATTCCGTCGATCGACTCCTGCAACAAATCCGCGTTTTCGAGAATCGCGCCGAATACAACGCCGCGCACCGCTGCCATCAGTTCTGTAAACGCATCTTTCAGCGACGCCGCCGCCGCGACATTTTCACCGCTGAGAATGCCGCCGACCGCCTCGAGCCGGTTAAATAATTTGTCGAACCCTTCCGCGCCTTTCGATATAATCGGCAGTAGCGCCGTTCCCGATCGGCCGAAAAGTCCCTGCGCTAATTCCGTCCGTTTAGTCGCGTCGGTGACTTTTGACAGTTTCTTTAGCAGCAGTGTAAGCTGCTCGTCGGGCGTTTTGCCCTTTAACTCTTCCATGGATACGCCCAGCGCGTCGAAGTCGCGGACCGATTCGGCTAATCCGTTCTGCGCATCCCCAACAGCCGTTGACATGCGCTTGATCGCTTTCTCAACGTCCGCGGCAGAGCCGCCCGAAAGCTCCGCACTAAAGCTAAGTTTCTGGAACGTCTCTGCGGTTATCCCCGTGCGTTTACTCGCCTTATCAATCGAGTCGCCATAGTTAACCGCTTTAACCGTCGCCGCCGCCAACCCTGCCGCACCGATCGCGCCGGCACGAGCCAGCCCCGCGCCGATGTTTCCCGCCGTTTGTTTTACGCGTTTCATCGTGCGATTAAATTGTCGGGCATCGGCCCCGATTATCGCTTTAAGTTCCTGGCGCGCCATCGTTCAAAATCCTAAGTATATCGCGAGTTCGTTTTCGGCTCGATTTTCGGCCGACCCGCTTGCCGCTTGCCTCCGCTAAATCCGCCAGCCAATAGCCGATCAACGCGAGCGGCAACTCGAACACGACGTCGGCATATGTTTGTCTGTATTCCCTGCATATTATACCACTAATTCGCGCGATCCATTGCCCGTCGAATCCCCCGTTTTTTTTTCGTCGCCAGAGGTCTCGGGTAACATATTAAACCCGTCCATAGCATCGGCGAACATCCGATCAACAGTCGCGACGGCGTCGTTAAAATTGAACGCCCCCAGCGCCTCGGCGAACACCGCAGCGCCCGCGCAGAACTCGCTCAACGCCTCATCTGTTATTGTGTCAATGTGCGACATGTAGGCGACGAAATATTCGGGTTTGCTTTTGGCGAGCATTTCCATTTTGGCCGCCGCCTTAACCCTATGTTTTAGAGATATCAATGGACGCACGGCATCGACGCCGCCGGCCATAACATACAGCGACTCGATAACCGATTGTAGATCGATCCCGAACACGTCGTCGCCGGCATCATCATCACCGCCGCCCAAAAACGGCGAGCCGACCGTCTGCAATAGGCTGATCGTCGACATCGTTATCGGTGCAAATTCAATGTTCCCGATGACGTATCCGCCGCCGACAAGAGCGAGCCCCGCGGTGTCGGCGTCGCTCGGTTCCGCCTCGATCTCGCCGATCTTTTTCTGCGCCGCCGCGAGCCGCTCTTGTAGTTCTGAATATGCTATTTTTTCCTGTGGCATTACGCACCGCCCTCATTGATTAAATAAACGGCCAGAAAGTGCCCTCGAACGAAACTTTCAACGCGTCCGAGTTGCTGTATTCCTCGGTAATCGCGGTGATGTAAATGTCGCCGTTCGGGACGAACTGCGGACTCGTGCCTAGTGTGATCGTGTCGCCGCGATTCGGTCCAGTCGCCGTCGTGTCCAGGACGAACGTCCCCGATGCGTTTGTGCGGTCGCCCGTTAGAAACGCCGATATAATTTGGCCGCACCCGTCCAAAACTTCGACGGTCTCGCCCGCCTCCTCGAACGTTAGACTCTCGAAAAAACCGAGAGAACCGTCGACAATGCCGAACAATACGTCGGCGTTTCCTATCTGTGTTGCCGCCATTTGATTACCTCATTTTGCGGGGTTTTGTTAGATGTCCGAAACATTGCATAAAAGCCGGATTGTAAGCCCGCGAACTCGCACGCGATTAGTGTCCGCTACTCTGGAAAAATCTATCTCGTTTGTGCCGAAAACCGTGAAATTCACAATGCCGTTTAGCTGCGCCTTAAACGACGCGTCGCGCACCGTGTCGCGGCAGGCGCCGAGCAATTCATTTACCTTTGACGTATCGGGATCATCGCGCCGCGAAGTGAAGCAAATTATTTCACACAACGAATCCTCCATCCCGACCGCGCCCGCGTATGTCTGGGGGTGCGAGCTCGTCGCCCCGACGGTGATCACGGGATACGTCACGTCGGCCGATCCCTCGAAAGCGCGCTGCCGAGTTACGCCCAGCGCGTTTAGATCGGCGTTAACAGCGAGCGCAGCCAAAACCGCCTCCTCAACCTTAAATTCAGTTGTGCTGATTACGGCCATATGGTCGTCACCTTTTCCACGTTGATCGCCAGCCGCGGCGACTGATGTTTGTGAGTGTGCGCCGTAGCTTGGTTTCGGTTTTTGATATGGCGATCGGCAAAATAAGCCCGGGCAGTTCCTCGATATATGGGACGCTATTAACTAACGTCACCTGCGGACGACCGCGGCGTTTTAATTCGTCCCTAAAATCGCCAGAAATCTCGCCCTTTCGCCCGCCGCGTAAATGTGCCTTTGATCGTAGCGCCGTAATTTTGAGCCCCTTCGCCGATGAGAACCAACCCGCTTTAGCGAACCCGAACGTATTAATCCGACGGCCCGATATTGTAGATTTAGATTGCGGCGTTTCCCGCATCAATGCAAAATACAAATCGCGGCCCGTGTTTCGGACGACGGTTTTCGCATCGCGGCCAGTGACTTCGACCATTTCCTGCAGAAGATCCTCGAAGCCGGCGCGACTGCGGGAATCCCATTTCATTGTAATCGGTTTTGGCATTACATTAACGGGGGAAAATCGCCAAATTCCTCGCCGACGTCGAGCCGTAGAAGCTGCTCGATATCGTCTGAAGTTTTTGCCAATATAACAAAATTCTTCCCATCGAAAACGACCAGGTCGTCGACGTCGGGAGCGGTGCCGAGTCTCTGCTCGGCGACATAGATCGAAAAACGGTAACGGTCGCGTAATCCCTCGACCTCCTGCAACGAATCCCGCCGTAACGTATTTTTTGCACAGGGGTACTCTATCCCATCAATCGAAACGACGACGGGTAGCCCCTCGAATGTGGGCAAATCCGCGACGAGGAAATCCACGTCGCTCTGTAATAAATCGGCGATCGTTGGCATAATTAATAAAGGTGGCCCGAGCGGCGGTTAGGGGGAAATAACCGTCGCCCGAGCCGGTGCGGTGCGATTGTTAAACGACAACCCGGAGAGACATCAGTCCCCCAGAGGCGTCGCCGGTGCCGGCCGACGTTACCGCCGATAGACGGACGAACTGTCGAAGACTCGACGGAATGCCAACACGACCACCGGCCTCGCTGATACCCTCGACCCCGGCATGTCCAGCGCCGCCGGCGCCAGTCTGCGTGAGAACATTCGTGGCGACTGCCGCAAAACTTGCGTCGTCGGCACTATCCTCGATACTGTATTTTACTGTAGTCGCGTCGGGGAGTTCCGTCGTATTGAGCGCCGGCGCCACGATCACGAGCTCGGCGGCGTGCGCCAATTTCGTCCCGGGACCGAGATCAATCGATACGGTGACTTCCGTACCGCTGCCGGCGTTCGGCAATGCCTTATCGGCCGTCGTGAGATCGGCGTCCTGGACATTTGGAGCAAATTCGTTTGCCATTTGTTTACCTCGTATGTTTGTGAGTTCCCCGGGGGGCGATATGCCCCCCGGGACACCGCCTTAATAGACGGCCTCGGTGTTGACGATACCGTCGGAGTCGATAATCGGAATCCCGAATGAGTTCTCGACCATCGGCGCAGGCTGCCCCGTCGGCGAAAACGTCGTGCGGGACGTCCGAATCTGTTCTTTCGATCGACGCGTAACGTAGATAGCGTCTGGAACCATTCCACTCGGGAACAACGCCAACAACGACGCGATCAAATCGTCCGTCAAACCTTTACCACTTTCCGTGGTAAGGTTTTTGATCACGCCGATCGAGTTCGGGTTAACGAGCTGCAGTCCGATATTGAACAGCAGCGGCGTGCGCCAGTGATCCGCGCACTTTTCCGGCGGTCCGGGATCGGTTACGACGCGAACAATCCGTGGATCATCCGTATCGAATGCGCCATCGTCGCCGATGACCCAGTTAACGAATTTCGTCCCCCACTTGACCGCATAAGCGGACGTAGCAGAGCCGGAAGTAGTGCCGGTTGCATCGACGACGAGACTACTGTTAACGACCTCGGCCAATCCCGGGAAACCGAGCCCGGCGTCCGGTGCGATCGAGTTGCTGGATGCATTCGAGCCGCGGCCATAATAGAACTGCGACGAGAGCGAACGAAACGAACCCTCGAGCATGCACTCGGCCTCGAGTGCGATCGCTGCCGCCTCGCCATCCTCATGGCGCCTGGCGAGTGCGACGTCGATCTCGGACGCGCAGTCCATGATATACGTCTCGGTGCGTTTGAGTTCATAGTCCGATTTGCACTTTTCCGTTCCGCCATTGACGGCACGAAAGCCGACGAGCGGGACGTTTGTCCGGTGCAACGTATCATACCCGAATCCGCGAATGGTGCGCGCCGTGCCGCCCATTACTTCAGGACTCGCCTGGATTGTTTCCTCGATCAGACCGACGACACCATCAGAGGCGTTCATCCGTGCAATATCGAGAACTGTGAGATTTGCCATTTCCTTAGACCTCTCTGGTTATCGGTTGAGTTTCAGACCGGCAGCAAAACGCGCCGTACCCTCATTACCGGACGCGTTGAGCGTCGCCCGATACTGCGGATTGTCCGTGACGTCGCCGTCGTCGCCGGCGGTGAAACTCACCGGGTCGGGACCGCCGTCGTCGTTTGTGTTTGTACTCGCGGCGACATCCGCCTCGAGCTCGATCACGCGTTCGGCTAACGCCCGGGCATGTGCCGCGAGTGCTTCCTCGTACGTGTATTCCTCGCGAACCGCCTCGGCCAGAACATCCGGCCCGAACTCCTCGGCGATACGCGACAACTCCGCACGATCAACCGTATTTTCGGCGCCCTGCGTTGTTTCCTCTTGGTGAGTTTCCATTTCTTCTGATTCCTCTCCGTTTTCATTGCTACCGTATTCGCACCCGTCAGACTCGGCGGCGGTAATGAGAGACTCGACAGAAATGTCGAGCGCCCTCGCGAACCCTTCCAGCCGATCGACTGGGGGACAATTTAGATCACCGCTGAGAATTTGGCGGACTGTATCGGGTGAAATACCTGCCTCCTCGCCCATTTCGTCGACAATGTCGCCGCGGGATCGCTCATCGGTTTCGAGATTATCAATTCGTGCATTCAACACGCCGGCTAGATTCGCGCCGAATTGTTCACTGCAAACCGGACTATCGACGAGCTCCACCGGTTCCGGTGTAAAGGTTTCCTTTTTTTCATATTCCATTTCGTTTCTCCGTTTCTGATATGCCTTAAATCTGCGCAAAAACCCGTCGACGACTTCCGGTTTCCGTTCGACTAATTCGACGACCTGCGGATTCGCATCGAGAAACGCCGTAACCTGCGCCGCTATTTGATTGCTCGCCGATAACTGGATGAGCTCGCCCGTTCCCGCCGAGAACAGTCCGGTCGGATTCGCCGCCGGGTCGTCCACTAAATCAACCGCGAGCAGCTCGTCGATAGTCGCGACGGGGAGTCCGTGGAACTCAACGACGTTATCCGGATCGAGCGGATCATCCGGCGCCGGCAATAGTTCGCCAGGCGTGAACACAATCGACGCGCCGAACATGTCCGGATTTCGCTCTGCCATCTGTAAAACGTAATCTTTTAACCGGCCCCGCGGCGATTCGTTCGCGATCTCGTCGAGAAAAATGTCGCACCGGGCGACGTCGAGGTTCTGGGAATCGACTCTGAAGTTTGTCGCCCGCCCGAGATAGTCGCCGATCGCCGATCCGCTCGCCGTCGGATGTCCGAAACGAACTTTAACGCCTTTCGCAAATGTCTGCCCGAGTGCGACCGTTTCCGCGACGAACTGGCGATCGAGCTGGACGCCGTGACCGAGTGCCTCGCCGACCTGCGTAACTGCAACGTTACGTAAAACGCCCTCGTCGCTATCGACCTGCGGACCGAACGTCGGGAAACTGCCGAACAGCGGCGACGAGTTAAACCATCGTGGCTGTTTCCGCGGCGGACCGTCGCCCGATTCAAGCGATATATTTTTATGCTGCGTCGGTGTCATTATTCAATACCTCGAGTTCTGGTTCGTCGTCGTCGGCGAGAATATCGATCGTCGGCGGGGTTGATTCCGGGTTAATGATATTCGCCGGGTTTGTCGGTTCCTCATCCCGTGTAGACGACTGCCCCGGTTGACCGATTGTGATCGTGATCCCCAGTTCTGTTATCAAGTTTTCTTCTGCGGCGAGTTGACGCGCCACGTTGAAAAAATCGCGGCCCTGCTGCATACATACCTGCTGGCGAGATTTGAATCCAGAGGCGACCGCCAGAGCATCGGCGCTGACCTCTTTCATCTGATCAACCCAGACGACGCCGGTCGATATAATATCCCATTTAACGTCGGCCGCGGTCATTCCCGCCGGGAGCTCTAGCGTATGTTCGCCCTCGGCATTCTCCGACGACCATCGGCCGATCTGCCACGCGACGACTGCGTTTATAACCTGGTGCAGGCGGGCGCGTTTTATCATTACGTTTTCCATGTATTGCGCCATATCCTGCCGGCCGGCCGAAAACGAGCTGCGCCGGGAATCGAAAAACGTCATCGGGATATCGAGTGCGAGCATCGTCAGTTGTATAATCGACGTCGCGAACTCCTGCTGCTCGCGTGCCGGGTTTTTGCTCTCGATCGTGTCGACCTCGTCGCCCGGTCCGACCTCGACGCGCATCGGCCCGCCGCGGACATCGAACTGGAACTCGGTTCCGTCGCTGTTAACGTCCTCGTCCTCGAATCCGCCGGGATCGCCCGGTTGCGCCTGCCGTTTGAATACCAAACCGAAAAGGCTGGTGAATTTATTGGCGGCGAGCTGATACTCGAACAACTCCCGCAAATCTCGCAGATACGACAACACCGGCGATAGTCGCGTTATCCCGCGAACCTGGTCGGCTCTGTCGAAATATCCGTGAAACTCGAAATTCCTCGCGGCGACGGTGCGCTCGAAAACTAATACGCCGTTTCGTGTCCGTTTGTTTATTATATACCGCTGCGCCTTTCCCTGGTCGTTCAATACTACGCCGTGCGTGATTTTTGTCGGGTCAATTCCTTTCGGCAGCGAACCCTTCGCCGGCGTCGCGATCCGATCGCCCTCGATCAGTTGTACGCGCCCGTTCCCCAGTTTTATCATTCCGCAGTCACCGTCGACAACTGCGTGGCGTTCGAGCAAACTGATAACATCGTCGAAACTATGGCGCTCGGCTATATCGCAATTCTCCCGGCGACTCCACCATTCCCACAAATCGGATAGGCGTTCGTCGAGATCACCGTCGCCGGTGCGGAATTGTATTTTATATCGGGCGACGAACGCCAAATGCTTTCGGATCATCCAGCCACATAATGCCATATTTCGCGACGCGTCCCGGGCGTTCGCGATCAGTTGCCGGCGCTCCATTGTATCGAGTTCGTTGTCCTCGCTGCGGCGAGACGGGCGCGCCGACCCGCGGCGAGTCGAGCCTTTCGCGGCGTCGTATGCGCCAGAGAAAAACATCCGTTTAATCTTTTTTAATAGTTGCATTATGCTGATTCCAGATAGTTATTCGATACATACGCCCCGATATCATCCCGTAATGTATCGTGGCGGTTTTGTGTATAGCCCATAATGATATCCGTATCGCTCACGGCATCGCCGGGAACTATCAGGCGCAACTGGTGCGACGCCGTGAGCCAATCCCCAAGTATGAGTTTCGGCAGAACCGTTATTAGTTTGTTTTCGATATATGCAGCCTGTTCAGCCGTGAGCTTTCCGTCAGTATACTCAAATGCGACACCAGCGCGAACGTCCTCAAAATAAGCCTCCCCGTCTGCTCGTCTTATTACATAGACTGCTTTGATGTTGTCGATTGTCGCGGAAGAAACTATCTGCGCCAATTCATATTTATCAAAATCCCACGCCCATGCGTATCCTGACTCGCAAGTTTTGCTATGCGGCCAGTTCATATCGATTCCGCGATAGTCTGATTCGGACAATGACGGGGTATATTCAGTACAAAAATCAGTAACGGCAATGGCGGTAGATTCGGCGTTCCTAAATTCCTCGAAAGGAACTATACCAGCGCCCAGTTTAACCAATCCAACGATCACGATAATTCCTCGATGAAATACATAGTACATTCGCCCGGTTTATCGCTGGCATCATATTCTATTTCGACATAATCCCCTGCGACCACCGACACCGATATTGTCTCTACGCCGCCGAAATTGGCGTTGATATTTGAAAGCGTCACGGTCGCCTCAACCACGCCGTTAACATGCACTTTCATAACCGTGCTTGATGTCGCCTCTTTTGTTTTATAAACCAGCGTTACCAACGTACCGTCAACCCCAATTGGCTGGCGCGTTTTGCCTTTGCTGGCGTCGTCGGCATCCGACGACTTGCCGTTGGCAATTAAAAATTTACCAATGCCGTCGCTTTTCGCACCAAACGGGCAGCAGGCAATTTTCAAAACTGTCGACCCCGATAAATCGTCCATTGTCGCGAATGCATTCGCCGCAGTAGGGGAATTGGCCGCATCCATTGCGTCTTTCTGATCGGACGACGGCAACAGCGAATCGACAAGCGCGCGCCACGAAGAATTCGCAAATTTAAGCGCAGTCATTATTCGACTATCGTCGGTCCCCGTATCGACTTCCGCCTGCGTGGCAATTTCGGCGACGCCTTTAACTGTTTCTGTGGCTTGATCCCGATTTGATTCGGCGACCATCCAGTTGGCGTCTGTCTGCCCCGGCGTATCGACAAGCGCGATTAACAAATCTTCCGGGTTGACTATAGTTCCTACACCGAGAGTATCCGCCGTGATAATCCGAAACGTATCTCCCTGCTGGACGGCGTTCCCGCCATAGGTTGCTGGGAAGTTTCCGCTGCCAGCCGAATCGTATGCCTCAGGCGGTTTGAGTGTTGCGTCTATCAGCGCATCAACCTGCGCGATAGTGTACGCCCCGACTTGAGCCGCAGTAACGCTATGCGGATTTGATGCATCCGCGATATGGCTATCCAGCGCCGTGCCGTCAGCGGATACATCACGCCCATCCACAGTGCCGACATTCGTGATATTGTTGCCCCCTACATCGAGATCGCCCGTCATCGCGATAGTCCCGTCAGAGGCAACGGCTCCGGCTTGTGCTGCCGTAACGCCGTGAGGATTCGCCGTGCTGTCGAAATGCGCCCGTGCTTCGACTGCGGTTACCTGGTTCGCGCCGCCAAAATCCAGTGCGCTATCGGTATTCTGTACGTGTAACAGAGCATGGTTAAACGTAGATTCGTGAGTCGTTACGGCATCGGACGCCGCCGTGTCCGCATAGTCCTCGTCGGCGACCGGATGAGCGTCGCCGTTCTCATCCATCCAGTGTAACTGCCCGTCAGGAAAACCCGTTGTCTTTTTCCCATATGTCCCGATCTTGTCGACGGACGTCGCGTCGGCATCGGTCGTGCGAGCAGAGAATTGTGTGTCAACATCCATTAAATAATTAACTCCACATAGCCGCCAGGCTGGATGTCGATCATCCCGCCGGCGATAATATCAATGCGCGAATTGATCATGCGTTCGCCCGACTGGACTACTAGCAACTCGTCTATGATTCCGTTGATAATCCCGTGAGATCGCAGCGGGTCCGAGATCGTCCCGTCGCCCTGGATCGTGTTGTCGGTCGATACTGCCCCCGATATCCCGCCGCCGCCCTGCTGGTGAAATCTTAATCCTGCGCTGCAACCGCTCATACTATAACGCCTCGCGCCACGATACGACGATCGGACTGCCGTCGGAAGATGTCCCGCGGATTTCCTCGAGCACCAGGTTGCACCCGTGATCCCATAGCATCGACGAGCCGGCATTCGCGAGCAGTACCAGACCAGAGCCCACGATCGGCGCCGTTCCCTCGCCGAGCCAAACGTTTTTGCTGCCGACCGTGAACATTACCAGGCGTTTTCGTTTGAGATTCGCCGGCGTGATTACCGTATCGGTAGTGACCGTTGTCGAGCTCGGTGGCCCCGGACATATCTCGAACCGGCCGCGCATAGTTAAAACGTTCCATTAAGCCGCGCCACGCTGATAGTCGGATTGTCGCCGGCCTCGAGCGCAACCTCGGCACGGACCTCGGTACGCAATTCGCGCAGCTCGCGCAGATTCGCCCGGGTATACGTTCGATCGCCCAGGCGATAGGTCTGATTGATCAAAACCGCCGAGATCGCGGTGTTGATTTCGTCGAGTAATTGCGCGGATGTCATATCATGCGCATAAAGCGCATCGAAGCATATCGCAAACTCAACGCATAAATAAAAATACGGGATTCCCGTATTGTGAGGGGATAAATACCCTGCGGCTATTCAAATTGTAGAACATCATTACGGGTAGTCCATCCCGCCCCACTCCATCGCCGCGACCTCCATCGAATCGCTGCCATCATCGGGCTCGGGTCCATCATCATCGACATCCCGTTCCGCGTTACATTCCGGGCAGTGCCATAGCCGCCCGTGATCGTGACTATCCATTTCGCCGCCGCAATGCGGGCAGTCCGCGGGCTCTGGCGGATGATCGTTATAACTCATGATTTCGGCCGGCTATCCTTTATTCGCCATTGACTACATGTGCAGGGATTGCGCCGGTGACATTTACAATTATTGCAATAGTGCCGCGGTTTCGGCTTCGTGCTCCCCCTGCTCATGTCATCACCGGTTGCCGCTGGACCTGCCCGCACTCCAAACCCGTCGACGCTACTGTACTGATACATTTACGATAGCGATACGTGACAAATTTCCCGTTTCCGAGCGACTGTTCGACTGTTCGCAAAACCATAAACGTTCCGCCGTGACAACGGACGCAACGCGTAATCGCGTCCGGGGTTACTGTGTCGACCGAATTATACTCTCGTTTTTTGCGAGGTCGGCCCCGCTTCTTTTTTGCCATTTTTCTAACCTTTCATTTGCCCTATCGACGGGCGTTTCCGTTTCACATAATATCGTCGAGCTGCGTCCGTTACCGATTTGCCAGCGCACAGGATATCCCGCATCGCCAGACAATAAACGAGGCAATCGAGATAGTGGTTTTTGAGTGACTCGGCGCCCTCGCTAACCTTCCGCGGTCCATAGTATCTGATCAGTTTTCCGTTACGGTTCCGTTTCTCGAATAGTTGCTCGCTCGTGAGTTGCCGTAAAACCTCCTGGTCGATATCGCTCGGCGAGTGCAGCCGGCCGGCGTCGATCATGTCGAACATATCGCGCTTGATTATTCCGGTATTGAGATTCCGCAGAACTACGCCGCCCTCGAGCGTTTTCCCGCTCGGGTCTTTATCGATGCGCGTCGTCGAGTAGATATATTTCTCGTTACCGTCCGGGACGACGACGTCGCCGCGGCGCCCTTTCACCGGAACCAAAAACCGCGACCGCCGGCACCAGTCGTAAATAGTGGATGCCATATATCCCGAGTCGATCGCGAACGAAACCGGCCGCAACTCCCGACCGTCCCCCTGGTAAGATTTCGCCCGCAGATCCGCGAGGAAATGCTCGGGATAATCCACGTCGAAAAACGCGGCGTGATCCTCTATTCCCCAGTTGAGTAAATAAACGTCGGACTCGGAAAAGCCGGCGACCAAATAGTAAAAATTGTCCTTATGAAAATCAACGCCGCCGCACACTAGCGAAACCTCTGGCGGTAATTGGTTTTTGAGATAGTCGCCGGAGTCGCCGACCAGAGTGTTAACGTTTACAACGCTAATCCCGTCGTCCGCCGCCTCGTGCGGCCAGGCTAGATACGACGTCGTGAATGATTCCATTTCCGCCGAGCGCCGAGTAATGTGCGCCCGTAGAAACTGCCCGGCGATCTCGCCGAATGTGCAGGCATCGCCGAGCAACGAATAGATCGACGACAACTGGACGCCCATAGCATTCCCGCCGGTCGTTTCCTCAACCCAGTCACCGCCGGCGACCATCGTCCGTTTATCCGATTCGGTTAGATGAGCCGCGCAGTTCTCGCACTCATACCAGGCGGCGAACGTCAGATCGCGGATAGCACAGTCCCGCGGCCATCGGATTCGGTCGGGGTGGAATATCTGCGGCGCCTGGCAGTTCGGGCATTTCACATAATAGCGGGATAATGCAATCCGACCGTCGGGAACATATCGCCGCACCGGGATCGTTAGTGTGTCCTCGGGGATCTCCGATTCCGCCGCCGCCTCGAGCTCGTAGTCCCGTTGCAACCCGAGCGGCAACCATATCGAGTCGGTCGGATGTCGCGGCGACGACGTCCGAACTATTTTGCGGCCCGAGAAACTTTTGGTTCGTGACTCCACCTCTCGAGCGATAAACGGTTCCATCGATTTGGTCTCGTCCTGGAGAACGTATTTTTCGGGGTGCGACGATATCGAGTTAATCGACGACCAGGCGAAACGAACAGACATCCGGTCTAGGTGATAGGTCAACAACTGGAAATCGTCGGCGACGCCGGTTAGGTGAGATTTGAGACTCTCGCAGTCGTAAAATAGTTGCTGCAATCGGTCCTTGGAAATCGACCTCGCGTCCTGCATCGTCGGTACCTGGTACATTGTCGGCGCCGGCGCGCAGTCGACAATATAATTGATCAACGCGAACAGCCCCGTAGTTTTGCCGAGCTGCGTCCCGAAACACCAGTATAAATACGTCAACCCGGGATCGGTGAATTTGTCGAGCAGATACGGCAGATAGGGCGTATGCTCAAAATTCACTAGGCCAGAGATCGCCGACGTGCGCTCGCTGAGATATAGCGTTCGCTCCGCGTGCTCGCTGACCGAGAGTTTCGGCGGCGGCGCCAGCATACTCGAACACGTCGAGAACAGTCGGGAGCCCTTGGCGAGTGCGACGTTCATTTGCGGTAATCGCCTCGCTCGTTGATATCCTCGTATTGGTCGTTCATCGGATCACCCCGTCGAGTGCCGCGAGTGCGGCTTTCTTGAGTGGCGAACCATCGTGCATGTCATCCTCCCAGTAGTTGTAAAACCTTTGGAACGCCTCCCGCAGCCGCTTGTTCTCTGCGGTCAGTGTCTCCACTTCGTAGGTATGCACGATTAATCCTTCCTGCTGATGTACTGACAGGTCATCCCGCAGGCGCTCGTTTTCCTCTCGCAGTTCCGCAATCTCTGCGGTCAACACCTTCAGTCGGTCGCTCATCGCTTGTCCTCCTCGATTATCACATACTCATTCCGGTCGTTCATCGGATCACCCCTGAGTGGCAGTCAATGAAAAGGTTGACGGCAATCGCGAGAACCGCGTCAGCAGCAGCCGC